AAAATGTCTTCTTCGTCCATGTTTAAAACAAAAGCAGAACTACGCGCTACCCAACCATCACTTGCATTTTGTAGTTGAACATCCCCAGATGAAGACTTTCTTACTCCAGACTTTCCATCGGCTGGTTGGTTTACAAAAGAATATTCTTTAAAAGAAATATCTTGCATATCTATATATGCCAATTTACCCTTGTAAACCTGACCTCTTTTATATTTTGGAAACTTTGGTTTCCCATCTGCCGATTCTGAAGCTAGGTCATCACCCGAGATGGAGCAAAGGGCTTTTCCGGCCTTACCACCAACTGAGCCAGTCAGGTACCTTTTATCTAAGATTTTTTGGATTGCTGTTGGATCAGTAATTGCAATTTGCAATCTTACGTAAGAAGAGCCATCTTGTTCTTTGTCCATTTTAGCTGCCATAACTCTTCCAATTGGCTCTGAATTTAAGTCGTGATTTAAAATGATTGGTTTGGGATACGGCTCTACCCATGATTGAAGAGCTTTCTCTAATTCTGCTGCAGAATAATTATTATAGTTGGCGGTCAAACCGTTCGTGTATTGCAGCTACTTCTATTATTAGTCCTTTTGAAGCATTGTGTGCTTCGGAAAAATCAATGTCAGAATTTTTAAAATCTGGCATTTCAATTGTAAATGTTTCAACAAAGTTAAAAGCCATTTTTATACTCCATTTTAAATATCTATACTTATAGTAAATTTACTTTTATAAGATTAAACAATTTTATACAAAGGTATCATATTTTTGCTAAGTTTGCCATTGATTGCGCTTGTCTGGGATCTCCATCCTTTAAATAGGGGGAAAGCATCTGAGGATGCATTATGTGCGGTGCGTAAATGTAGGATGCACTGTATAAATTCCTATAGCCTTTTTGATATGCATCTGCGCACCAACCTAGATCTTCTCCTTGAGAATGAAAAATATAATTAACATTTTGATAAACAGGTTTTGACATCATTTTTGCTGCCATTATTATGTCGGACTTAAAATAAGTTCCTATTGGATATTCTTTTGTTCTTTTTGCTTTTTTTCCTGGCTCATCAAGCCAGCTCATCACGCTTGGAAAGTCCGTTCCAAAAGGCGTCATATACATAAGCGGACTAACTGCATCTGCTCCGTCTTTAATATGACTAATCAATAATTCTACAGTAGAACTACTTTGAAGAATTATGTCTGAATCAAGACTGAAAAAAAAGTCAGGATTATATTTTCTAACATTATCTAACAAACAATTTCTTAAAGAAATCATATTATAATATTTTGACATTGTCCATTGTCTTGAATTTTGCCCATGCTCATGATGGGTAATATCATCTTTAAATATGATATCAAAGACTGGAATTTTTTTATGGATGTCTTTCCATTTTTGGAGAAACGAAACAGTTTTTTCATCACCACTAGACGCAACAAAAATAAACCCGATTTTTTCTATTGGTACAGATTGTCTTTCAACAGCCGCTGCCCAAACTGGAAAAATCCAATCCCTTTTATAAATAGGACAACCTATTATAAGTTTCATTATTGGGCTTCGTTTTTAGTCTCTTTCAAAGTCTCTGGTTTAGTTTCTGTTTTTACTTCAGGTTTCTTTTTTTCTGCAATTTTCTTTTCAACTTGAGTTTCCTGTTTTTGCGGCTGCTCAACCTCAGAAGGTTGGTCTACCTCATCTTCGTCCATCATGGCATTAAAAACTTCCATAAAACCATTAACAACATCAACCATAATTGACAATGCCAATCTTGACTGACCGTTGGTCACAGCCATCCCAAATCCTTTTACCGCATCTTCCTCTAGTAGATATTGCTTGGAAACTTCAGAAGTAATCATGAATCCCATTTTTATTCCTCACTCTTATCTTTGTTGTCTATATTTTCTATCTTAACATGATACTGCTCTTCTAGCAAATTTTCAACCATATTTATCCAACTATTGTCCGATCTTTTTATGTTTGGAGAAGTTCTTCTACCTGATTGATTTTGAGGTCTTGTTGCATTGCCAACCCCTCTTCTTTTTGAGGGAAGATTTCTTTCGCCAGATTTTGCTGGCTGTTGATTATCCGAATTTGCATCCTGAGCCTGTTGCTGTGAGTCAATTAAATCTTTTTGCATTGACGCCTGTATGCCGGTAAACAGGTCATCTATCTGAGCCTCTGGATTCAATCCAAGCTCAAGTCTTGCCTCAGAAAGTGTAATTAATGAGTTAACATATTTTTGCATTACGTGCGTTTCTTTTTTGACTTGAGTATCAACATCTATTTCGTTGAATTGAAAGAAGCATCTTTCTGATGTGTCTGGTTCCATTGGATTTTGAATTGGATCAAATCCACCCTCAAACAAAAGTTCATTAAATATATGAAGTCTTATCATTTCAGAAAACTGTCTTTGGAATTGCTTGACTTTATCATAAAGTGATGTATCAAGCCTTTCCGTCATTGACCTGTTCCCACCATTCAATGTCATGCCAAGATGATGTGGTGCAACACCAAGACCAATCGCAACTCTTTCCTTGAAGTGTTGTAGGTATGGATCTGAATCCAGAGCTTCCTTTGCGGAACCTATCACATCAACATCATGCCTATAGGGAAGAATCAATCCACCCTCTGATCTTAGATTTTCTATTTCTGATGCTGCTCTTTCTATCTCTTCTGGTTCAGCTGGTTGATCCGCTGTTCCAATAATATATTTGTAGAGAGGAAATAATTCTCTGTGGACAAGATTTTGAATATCCTCTTCCATTTGCCTTAGGGCAACAACGTCATCTAGCACATTTGACAAGAAGGGTGTACCAAATGCACGACCTGGTTTTCTATCAAAGTAAAGATGTATTACTCTATCCGCAGACCATACTGGATCTCTATCTGTTGGAGCATAGGTTAGGGGGTCTGTTTGTTGCATGTAAGACTTTGGTCTATTATATTTATCCCTCAAAATCCTTACTTGTTCTGTTGGGATAAGATAATATCCAGTGACTGGCATGGTGTTAGTTTCTCCAATTGGAGTCAGCTTGGAGGGAAAATACTGATTAAGATCTCCTCTTGCCTTGACTATAAAAACATTCCCAAATTTAATTAGTTGATCTGACAGTTCAATAAGAAAATCAAGAAAAGGCTTTTTCATAGCCATTTCCATGTAATCTATTCTTTGATAAAGATAAGATACTGCTTCTTGATTTTCGCTGGTTATTTTCCAGCCCTCTTTCCAAAAGAGATCCTTATACTTTTGAACAGCTTGCTTTACATACGAGTCAGTGTCTACAGCTTGTATTATTCTATCAAAATCATATGGCGAGGGTTCAAAATTGCTCCTACCAGTGTAAAAATAGTTTGTACCCTGATAGCCAAGAGCAAGAGCAGCTATTTTAAAAGTTTTGCCTAACGATTTTACGTCATTTGGATTCATTGTCTTTGCAACAAAATCCAACTCAGTTTCCCTTGTGAAAGGTTGAAAATATTTTTTAATAGCCATAGTTAAACGTCCAAAAATTGAGGCCTATATAAAATAGTAGACCTTTTGGCTAATTTAATTAGCTTTCTTCTACTGCAGTGTCAAAAGTTTTCTTTAAAATTGTGTACTTTACTGCATCAATCCAAAACAAAGTATCTGGTTCTGAGAAGTCGCTTTTATACGACATATTCTTATCTGAAATTGTAATCTCAATTTTAAACTCTTTTGGTGCTTCTTGTGTATTTTCGCTCATTTTATCTTCCTTTTAGTTTTTCTATTTGTAATAACAATTGTTTAATTGTAGCTTCTTTTATAACCAATTCAGTCATAACTTGGGTAAGTTTATCTTGAAAAGATGATATAACCAAATTAATATCCAAATTAGAATTTTCTTTTGCAGAAACTTCAAGCTCATCTAAATTTTCTGTTTGCGGCATTGTATGCTCCGATGGGGTTTCCTTGTTTTTCTTGCTAAAAATTTTTGACATAATTAACATAAATTATACACCATCTTGTCTTAAAAAACAAATTATTATAGACTTATTCTATTCTGTCCTCTAATGCTTCTACTTTTTCTACCAATTCTTTAATTGCCGCCACAGAAACCGAAATTACGGACTGTAAATCCCACATTTGAGGCGCAAGCGAATCAGACTCAACATCCCACGCAACAAAATTCGGAAGTTCTTCTGCAACTTCTTCTACAATGAAACCATAATGTTTTTTTTCCAAAAAAATTGACTCAACTTCTTCATTTCTATATCTCCAATTTTTCCATCTGAATCTAGCTGGACTTAGTTTTTTTATAATTTCAATTCCGTTTGAATAATGTTCAATGTCTTTTTTTAGTTCCATTTTAGAGGCGGTCAAATAAATTTGACCATTCTCATCATCCCTGACAATATCACGATGAGAACCGAGAAATAACTTCAGCGCTGCCTTGACCAAGTCTTACATTTGCCAAAACAAAACCGACTTGCTTTTACATCAGCTCCACTACGGACGTCTCCACTTGCCTTTAATTCATTACCGATTTCTATCACTCCACCTGGCCTTAATATGGTTATATTCTGGTCATCTCTTAGATTGTCTCCCTCAATAACCCAACCAGCAATCTTTCCACTGCTTGCATGAATTTCACCAGAGACGTTTGCTGAGGTGGCCTCCATATTGCCTTCTGAATCTACTTCAAATGTTCCATCACCTATATTAATTTGGCCACCAATTATTGTTGATCCAAAAAGATCTCCAGTAAAAGTTCCACTAGCGGCAGATATATCTCCCTCAAAAGTTCCACCAACTGCGATTAAATCTCCCTCAAAAGTTCCACCAGCTGCGTTTAAATCTCCACTGAAAGTTCCACTAGCGGCAGATATATCTCCTCTGAAAGTTCCACCAACTGCGTTTAAATTTCCAGTGAAAGTTCCACCAACTGCGTTTAAATTTCCAGTGAAAGTTCCACCAACTGCGTTTAAATCTCCAGTGAAAGTTCCACCAGCTGCGTTTAAATT